TCTCAACATTAAAATATTATGCTTCTCGCATGACTTACAAAATACGCGTTTCCTTATAAGTGTATTATATTTAATTCCGTCAATGAATGCAAAAGATAATACTGGCTTATCGACTCGCTTAACAATCAATCCACTTTTACCACAGAATTTACATATAGGAGATTCCGCCATAATCATTGGCGCGTCATAATTGCCCATGCCTTTAGGTCTTCCGCCTTTCTTAACTGGTTCTAAAAATGCCGGTGCTTTTTCCATTACCTCAGATAAGCTTGGCTCGACTGTCTTCTTTGATGTTCTTCCTCTTCTCTTCTTTGGTGCGTCTGTCATTCTTTAATCCCGTTATTTGTTTTATTTAAAATACTTTAATGATAGAGTTTTACAATTATAAACTTGGTTGTGCATTCTCTATTCTCCCCTTAGCTATATCAAAATATTTGTCATCCATCTCAATCCCGATAAAAGAACGATTTAAGTTCTTACAAGCGACTCCAGTTGTTCCGCTTCCCATTGTGAAATCTAGTACCGTTTCGCCTTCGTTGGTGTATGTCTTGATTAGGTATTCCATTAGTGCAACAGGTTTTTGTGTTGGGTGTTGTTTTCCTTTTTGGGAGGCGTTTGAGAACTCTCCAATAGATGTTGGGTAATATTTGTCGTTAAAACTATCCCCTTTGTGGATGACTTTTCCATAAACTCGACCTTCGTAATTATCAGCTTTTCTCTTAGGTGTTTTGTTGCGGAGTTTACCCTTCCTCATTTGAGGGTTATATGTAAAATGCCCAAATTTAGCTTCTGAAAATAAAATAATATCCTCATGCCTAGATAATATTTTCTTCTTTGCGTTCAAATGTCCAGTAGGCATTCTCTTGTCCCACACTTGAACTTGACGAAACATCTTGATATTGCTTACAATTAAAGCACTAGTGAACGGCTGTGAGGCAGTCATCACAATCGCCCCATTTGGTTTTATTACCCTGTTCAACTGCTCCCACATTGCATCAAACGGAATAACTGAATCCCATTTACAAGCTGTAGTTCCATAAGGCGGATCGCATATAATAGCATCCACTGAACCACTTTCAATATTCTGCATTTCCAACAGGCAATTGCCCCATATTAAATCAATCATTTTATCTCCTTCTATTGTAAATACTTTACTTTGCTTCTTTGGTTTCTTCTTAATCGCTCGCCCTTGGTCATGGTTGGCTTGCCTTTGTCATTACTCGGTTTTATACCTTCCATGTCAGCCGCGGCACTTGCACCAACAACACAGTCAAATAAGTGATTATCCATGTGCTTGTTTGGATGTTTCCATTCTGAAACCTCACGAGTAGGTGCTTTTACTAAAATAGACATCTCCGCGGTTAATTGTTCCGCGATCATTTTATGGTGCTCAGGTCTTGCTTTGAATAATGACAAGCTACCTTTAGCACTTGGAGCTAGTGAAAGCCTCTCAATTACTTTTGTTTTCCAGTAGTTTACATCAGCATCTGCTCTTCTTATCGGCTGATCCTTTACTTTAGTTAATCGCGAGTGATTAAAATTCAACTCCCCCGCAGCACATGTATATTCTGCCATAGGTTTAGAACTTGCTTTAATACCGAAACCCATATAAGGCATGACTTCTGGCCTTTCAAACTCTCGGACAAACTGATAAACTTTCTTAGTTGAATATCCCCAACCGGCATCAATAAACAATCGCTTAACTTGAATCTGTATTCCGTCATCTCTTAAACGTGGTTCTAAGATCTCATTACATAATTCAGTTAAGCCGGCATACAATCTTGAGCCAAGGTCCGTAGTACTTGGATAGGTCTTACTTAAAGTATGTCGAGCCTTTCTGTTAGTGTAATAATTTATCTTCTGATCGGGGAAAGCTCCGTAGTCGATTATATAACCTGTCGCGTCTTGTTCCCATGCCACAACCGTATACCAAAGTAGATCGCCTTGTACGTCAATAAAGGCCGTTAATGTATTACACTGTTGAGGAATCACATTTTTACCATAGCCATTAATCTTCTGCATTACTTCTTTAGGTTTAAGCTGTCGGCCTTCGTTCTTTTCCTTAGGCGCGTTCTGATACTCTGAGAAGAAAGATTCTTCGTCATCCAAATACAAGTGCATTGAGTGCTGAATTGCGCTAACCTCATTTTCCATTTTACGCGCATCCCAAGAAGCCACAGCACCATCATCTAGCTTCTCTCTGTTCTCTAAATAATAGCCGTTCACTTTATCAGCAGGATATTCATCCGCCCTCAAAGCATCGTAGTATATCTCTCTGTAATGTTCCCACGCATCCAAGTTCTTTGGCATAGACTTCATTAGCGGGAAGATCTCACCACGCCATCGTGGGCTGATTTGTTTATTTAATAATTTAGCTGCTAAGTCATCGGGAGCAATAATAGTACAAGGACAAACGCCACTCATCTTTTTACCTGCACCAGGCAAGCCTAGAATATCTTTATTAATCAACTCTTCACGCTTGGCTGTCTGCGTTACTGAATTGGCTGACTCAGTTGTTTGGGGATCATCCACTAAAACAAAGTCCGGCCTTAATACTTCGCCCTCCGGTGTGATGTGCTGTTTTCCTCGAATAGCTGAAGTCAGACCACTAGCCTCAACTATTAATGAACTAGTTGGAAAAGGCTCTCCGTCTTCGCCCTCGATGTATGGCAAAATTAACTGGTCTTTACCCATCTTAATTTTTGTTGTCAATCCATTATATAGCTGACCGCCCGCCCTGTTAGCTTGTCCACCTAAAGCTTGAAATGGAATACATACTTCCGGAAAGTCTTCTAAGAAATATTGATTGGTTGTCATGAAGATCACAACCGCTTGCAACTGTTTTTCAGCACTTGGAGAAGTGGCCCCCACCAGTACAGGATATCTTTTATGCGCGTATAGAATCACCCACATGAGCGCCCCGATACACAAGGTGGATTTACCCGAACCGCGTGGCATGGCTAGTGCGTACAAACCCCCGTTTAATACCGAAGTTTGGATTTTCTCAATGGCTCGCAAATGATCAGGAGACCATTCCATATAGAATGCTTCGGCCATGTAAGTTTCCATAAATAGCTTGAGATCATTCCGACAAGCTTCACGCCGTTCGTCATCCATACAAAAATACATGGCCTCGGATATGTCACGGGATTTCTCGGAAACTTCCCTAGCTCGTCTCAGCTTCCTGAGCTTCTCCTTTGCCTTTGTTTCCTCACTGAATATCTGTTTTTTCTTTGGCATAGCTTTTCCTTTTGCGGGGTTTGTTATTCGTTTAATATAAGGCCTTTATGTGGATAATTCTATACGCGGGTTTGTTATTGATAATTGCTTATCGCTAATGTCCTGTACAA